TTATAGAAGGAGATTTTAGGTCTAATGTTTCTCAAGGAGCAAAGGTTAAGGAATATAAATTAACAGAATTAGAAGTTGAACAATGTCTGTTAGCTGCAAAGGCAATTGATGGTTCTTGGACAGCTGTTGATTTTATCCCTTCAAAAAATCCTAAGAAAGACCCTCCATATATTCTTGAAGTGAATCATTCACCAGGCACAGAAGGTATTGAAGAAGCAACTGGAAAAAATATTGTTAAGACAGTTATTGATTTTTATTCTAATCCAGACAATAGATATGCTGTCCCAACACAAGTTGGTTTTCTTGAAATTATTAATATCAAAGGAATTGGTGATATTATTGCTAAATTTGATACTGGTAATAGCGCAATTTCTCCAACCATACATGCTGATAAAGTTGAAGTAAAGGATAAAAAAGTTACTTGGACATATGAAAAAGCAACTCATAAAAGTAAATTAATAAAAATAAATGATGTTCGTGTTGGTGGCTTAAATGATTATACAGAAAAACGATATACGGTTTTACTAGACATAGAATTTGCTGGAACACTTTATAAAGATGTTAAAGTTATGTTGGATGATAGATCAGACAGAGAACCAATGTTGTTAAATCGAAAGCTGATGCGTCAAATGAATGTTATGGTTAATCCTCAAAGAAAATATATCGTCACAACCAAATATGTCCTTGACAATTAACCTCAAAGGTGATATAGTTATTATATGAATTTTTATACAAATGTTCTGCAATGGGGAAATTTTCTCCTAGTTCGTGAAATCAAAAATGGCCAACGCCAAAATAATAGAATAAGATATTCCCCCACATTATTCAGTCCTGTTAAACAAGAAACAGGATATAAGACTTTAGACGGCCGCCACGTTTTACCCCATGTCTTCCATACAATGAAGGAAGCAAAAGAATGGGTTGCCGATAGAAAAGATCAGCCTGGGCTTGTGTATGGTAATACACAATATCCGTATACATATATTGCTGATACTTGGCCTACAGTTAATTGGGATTTGGATAAAATTTTAATTGTTACTGTTGACATAGAGGTACAGTGTGAAAATGGATTTCCTTCAGCATTTCTTGCCGAAGAAGAGATGTTGTCCATTACGGTCAAAAATCATCAAAATAAAAAGATTGTAGTATGGGGTATTGGTAAATTTAAAACTGATCGTGATGACGTTACTTATGTTGAGTGCGAAAGTGAAGTGCATTTGTTAAAAGAATTTCTTGTATTTTGGGAGAAACATCAGCCAGATGTTGTTACAGGTTGGAACACAGAATTTTTTGATATACCATATTTGTGCAATCGCATTAAGAAATTGTTTGGGGAAGATGAACTAAAACGATTATCACCTTGGGGCGGTGTTCACGATAGAGAAGTTTATCAGATGGGACGTAGACATCAAACGTACAATATACAGGGTGTTGCTGCACTGGATTATTTTGATTTATATCGTAAGTTTACATATACAGCACAAGAGTCCTATCGACTAGATCATATTGCAAAAGTTGAATTAGGAGAACAGAAAGCAGGAAATCCTTTTGATACATTTAGAGAATGGTACACAAAGGATTTTCAGTCATTTGTTGAATATAATATAGGTGATGTTGAACTTGTTGATAAACTAGAAGACAAGATGAAATTGATTGAGCTGTGTTTAACTATGGCTTATGATGCCAAGGTAAATTTTGTAGACGTTCTTGGTTCAGTTCGGTACTGGGATGTTCTGATATATAATCATTTACGAGAAAAAGATATTGTTATACCGCAAAAGGTTTCTCAAGAGAAAGCAGAACAGTATGAGGGCGCATATGTTAAAGAGCCACAAGTGGGTATGCATAAGTGGGTTATGTCATTTGATTTAAATTCCTTGTACCCACATTTGATTATGCAATACAACATTTCGCCAGAAACATTGGTAAATAGTGGTGCAAAATTAGAAGAGGGACTTGTTGATAAAATATTAGTTGGTACTGCAAAGAACGAAACCAAGTATTGCATGACTCCGAATGGAGCATTTTTCCGAAAAGATAAAAAAGGGTTTCTGCCTGAAATAATGGAGAAAATGTACAATGAGAGAGTTACGTATAAAAAACTTCTTTTGGAAACTCAGCAAAGATATGAGGACACTGGTGATAAGAGTCTTCTCAAGGATATATCTAAGTATAACAACATTCAGATGGCAAAGAAGATATCCCTTAATAGTGCGTATGGTGCTATTGGGAATAATTGGTTTAGGTATTTCGATTTGCTGGTCGCTACAGCAATTACAACATCTGGTCAGTTATCTATACGGTGGATTGAAAAAGCACTTAATAAATATCTCAATAAAATCTTGGAAACTGATGGAGAAGATTATGTCATTGCTTCAGATACGGATTCGGTGTACATCACTTTTGATTCTTTGGTTAGCAAATTGTTTGATAAGGGAACAGAAACTAGCAAAATTATCTCGTTCTTGGACAAAGTGGCAAAAGATAAGTTGGAACCATTTATTGATAGAAGCTATTCAAGCCTTGCTGAGGTGGTGGGAGCCTACGAACAAAGAATGAGCATGTCCCGTGAGGTCATTGCTGATAAGGGTATCTGGACTGCAAAGAAACGATATATTTTAAATGTCCATGACAGCGAAGGTGTACGATATAAGGAACCTCATTTGAAAATTATGGGCATTGAAGCGGTTAAGTCATCTACTCCAGCTCCTTGCCGAGAGAAAATTAAGGAATCTCTGAAGATCATCATGAATGGTGATGAGGAAATGCTAAATACCTTTATACAGGATTTCAGAAAAGATTTTATGGAATTGCCTCCAGAGGATATTGCTTATCCAAGAAGTTGTAATGGGGTAATGAGATATACAGATGATGCTTCGTTATTTAAGAAGGGCGCTCCCATCCATGTAAAGGGAGCAATTTTATACAACTACCTTATAAAGAAGCACAAGTTAAGAAATCGTTATCCTGATATTTTAGAAGGCGATAAAATTAGGTTTCTTCATTTGCGTCAGCCAAATATTTACCAATCTACGGCGTTTTCTTTTGTGACATTTATGCCAAAGGAACTTGACATTAAGCCTTTAATAGACTATGATATACAATTCGAGAAAAGTTTTGTAGAACCTCTTAAATTTATTACAGATAAAATCAATTGGATGATTGATAATAGTTATGGGGCTCAAGGAACTTTAGAGGATTTCTTTGGATGAGTGAATTATATAATATCTTAAAAAAATGTGCTGATTCTACAGGCTTTCCTCATATAAACAGTTCTCAATTTGTTAGTTTAACAGAGAAATATGGTAAAGAAGAATTTCGCACTGTCCTTGCAGAATATGTTGCTAAAGAAAAACCAGCATATCCTTTAAGAAAATTCAATGAGCAGAAAGTAGTTAACAATTTTCATAAACTAAAACAAGCAGATTATACGGATTATATAGTATCTTCTGATAAAGAAATTATTGAAAAATATGATGATTACAAATATCCATATAGCATATATGGTTTGGGTGTAATCGATGGGCCTGTTACATTTAATTATACTAGTGATTATTTTATGAATGATTTGAGAATGGCTTGTGGTTCTTATGGATTTTTAGCTCCTGCTCAAGTGTGGGGTAGTGGTAACTCAAAAAAAATATGGTCTTCTATTGGTGGATTGTGGAGAGGTGTAAATAGTTCTGGGGATATTAGCCCGTCAAGTATAGTAGAAGTATTGCGTTTAGGTACATATATTGCTGGACAATTTAAACCTATTGTTGCAAAAACGATTTATGAGATGTCTAAAGCAAAGACTGTATTAGATACATCTATGGGTTGGGGTGATCGACTTACTGCATTTTATGCTTCTAATGCAACTCATTATATAGGTTGTGACCCTAATCCAAATACATTTGAACGATATAAAAAGATGATTGAGTTTTTTGATAAACTTACTGGTGGTAAAAAGACTGTACAAATGTATCGGTGTGGTGCTGAGAATTTGCCGTGGGATGATATTAAGAATGTAGATTGTGCTTTTACAAGCCCACCATATTTTTCTACAGAACGATATAATGAAGGTGGGAAACATGAAGAAGATCAATCCTGGGCAAAGTATAATGCATATGAAGCATGGAGAGATGATTTCTATTTGCCTGTTGCTAAAAAGAGCTTTGAATCTTTAAGTGATGATGGTGTGTTGATGGTGAATATATTAGACCCTAAAATTAAAGGGGTACGGTATCGAGCAGGCGATGAAATAGTAGATTCATTGAGAGAGCATTTTATAGGACAAATTGGTATGAGAATTCGGCAAAGACCACAAGGAAAAGCTGTATTTTCAGATGATGAGGGCAATTTTGATAAAGATGCTTTAAATGAATTTATGAATAAAATATTCATAGAAAATGTTTGGTATTTTGGAAAGAACAAAGAATTTGATATATTCCAACATACTAAGAGAGGGTCTTTGGAGGATTTCTTTGTTTAGATTACCTATTACATATACCCCAAAAGAACTTAAACCAATAGTGACTTGGTGTGAAGCTAATACAGAATTTTCTCCTGTTATTACAAAATATAATAAGGATGAACATTGGACAGCTATATCATTACGAGGCTATAGTAAAGACATTTATCAGATAGGTAAAGGTGGTGTTTTAGGAACAGATCAAGTTGATGAATTACAAGACACTCCTTTATTGAAGGAACTGAAGGTTCATAAAATTTTAGAAAAGATTCCAGCAGAAACAGAACGAGTCAGATTGATGAAACTTCGTGCTGGTACTCAGATAGCAAAACATACTGACAAAGTTGACAAGGATATAAAATCTGGTAAAATTATTCGGTTGCATATTCCTGTTATAACCAATAAAAAAATTATTATGCGTTCATGGTTGAAAGATTTAACAGCAGAAACAAATATGCAAAAAGGCGAAT